TTCACAGAGCCTCTACCATTTGATGCCTTAAGTTAGCAACTTTCCTTCCACACGCAAGCTAGTCCGGACCGGGTATTTCACCGTTCCTCCTTGCGAGTCGAGCTACCTCGACCAAACAGAGTGTTTTATGATGCCTTACTGATTAATTTTATTTTTAACGTGACTTCCGTGTACACGAACGCTGATTTGCCCGTTATAATAGTCGTCATTTTCTAGTACGCGATGCTTAAATTGTTCACGAGCCTCTATGTAACTACACTCAGCCTTGGACCTACAGTAGTATAATATTTCTCTCGTAAAATTTTCGTTGCCTAGTTGTTCGATGTCTTTGTTTAATTCAATGTTGCTGCCGTAGTATAGTTGCCAGTCTGAATCTATTTTGCTTCTGATTTTCTTTCGTTTCTTTTTACCGTTTTTAAGTTTTACCGTGTTGTATGTTGTTTTACTAAATTTTGCTAATTTTTTTCCAATGTATTTCCTGCCAGTTAAGTTATTTGTAATCAAATAAACAAAACCAACACAATCTTCGGGTAACGCAGAGATTTCAGAGTTTTCAAAAAACCATACCATGGACTAGTAGTTACCATATTACTGCCTTTCTCTAAAATTTTCTATCAAATGTTTGGCAAAGATCAAGTTGCTTTCAATTCCAGGGTGTAAATCATCTTGAGCCGGATCAACATAAAAATATTTTTGATAACTAAGATCCAAATTTAACCAATGATTTTGTGTAAACGCTAATTCTGCATAATCTTTGTGAATTTTATCATACAACATAAAATATTCATCGTCATTACGTGTATTCATGTTTAGTTGTTGTTGTGTGTAGCTAGTAGTATCAGACGGGACTCTACCAACAGACTGCAAATGATCAAAATATCCTTTATCAACTGGTATTAGCCCATTGATAAAAAAAGGAACAATACCAAACTGGTCGCATAGTTGTTTTATAATTTTGCTATAACCAAGCACACGCACAATATCATAGTGCTCGTGTTGCAAGTCCAAAAATCTATTTTTGACATCATTGATATATTTTTTACTGTAAGTGATCCCAGGGTTGATTTGAATATCATGCGAAATTATATTTGAAGAGCTAATAAAAATTTCAGTGTTGTAAAGTTCAACACTGGGGTTTAATTTCCAACGTTGCAATCCAGTCCATTGAACAAACAAGTACTGACAGTTATTTTTTAAAATAGCTTCTATTGATCGTTGAAATATTTCGGTGTTAGTTGAACCACGCAAACCCAAATTTACCAACTGTGTATCATTAAGCACAGCCGAATGAAAAATATTAACCCATAAATTTTTATCTTTAGATTCGTGTTCTAATCCAACTCCTTCAGTATACGAACATCCAATAAAAATAGTATTGATCAAGATATCTCCACGTCTGTGTTGTAACTTGTAAACCCACCCTCTTTAATAACCTTGAGAATATTTTCTACACGTCCTGCTAGCTCATCTCTATGACTTACTAGCCAAATACTCTTGTGTCGTTCACGTGACATCTGTTTTAACAATGCTAGAGCAGACTCTACACCCTGCGTATCCAACCCATTATCAATCATTTCGTCAATAAATAAGACGTTAATAGGAGTATACAAGGATTCAAATACATCGCGGAACGCCCAGGCCATACTTAAAATCAGTCTATTACGTTCACCTCTAGATAAATTATCAAAATCTAACTCTCGACCTAATTCTTCAATGCTAACTGTTAAATCATTCTGGAATACAACTGTATGCGGTAATCCAATACGATCTAAATAGTGTGTTAACCGAGCATTTAGATATGATAAGTTCTGTTCAATAATCTTCTTACGAATAAATGAATCTTTGCTGGTTAACAATTTTAGTAAGAACTCTTGATGTTCTTGTAGACGAGTAAGTGTATTAAGCTGATCGTAAGTAACTTCCTCAACTGCTTTAGTCTGCATATCCTCAATCTGCTCGCCGTAAGGATCAACTTCTGCCTGCTTATTTTTAATTTGTAATTCTAAACTAGCAACGTTGGCACGATGCTGGATTGCTTGCTCTTCAGTATCATAAAACACTTTTGGAGGTTTGCCTAACGTGCCCAAGCTGTCAAGGGCAGTCTGTAATTCTGATAATAGCTGTGTATGCTCTTGGCTTGCCGCTCTTGCTGCTGCCAAATCTGTCTGCTTACCCGCCAAAACCTGTTGGTGCTTACTGTCATGGAACGGTTGTCCGCAGGTGTGGCATTCGTGACTCTCAAGCGTAGCAATTTCCGCTGATAATTTGGCCACCGCTTTGTCTTCCCTACCTTGGTCCAATTTTGTGCGGCTGATCTGACCAGATAAATCGTTGATATCCTTCCGTTTCTGCTCCCACGCCGCATGGTCCTTGTGTGCAAGGATTTCCGCTTCAATGTCAATCTCGGTAAGCGTCGATAGTGCCGTCGTAAGTTTCGCAAGGTCCTCTTCATGTTTGTCCACCCATAGTGTCTGTCTGCGCTTCAGCGCTTCGATTTGTTCTTCAATACGCTTGTTAGCATCTTGAACGGCACGGATACGAAATTCTTCCTTAGTGATATCGTCCTTAGTGGCACGATTTATTTCTTTAATCTTTTCTGCACGTTCGCTTAACATAGTAATGCCAAGCAACTGTTCAATAATAGTGCGTTGATCATTCGCCTTTAAAGATAAAAATGGTTCAGTATAAGTGTTCAAAGCCATGATATGTTTGAACATATCGTGTGTCATACCTAAAATATTTTCAATAGCGTCTTGAGTTTCGCGGCTATCGCCCTGCGCATTATCCTGCGCCTCTGTTTCTGTATTGTTGACAAAAAACTTAAGCACATTAGGCTTACGTCCACGCTCAATTTTATAATCTTGATTGCCAATGGTAAAATCTAACGATACCATCATGTTTTTACCGTTAGTTTTATTGACCAAGTTATCTTTACGGATGTTGCTCAGGGCCTGTCCATAGAGCACATAGGACAAGGCATTGATAATAGTAGTTTTACCAGTACCGTTTCTGCTTCCGTCCCCACCTAAATCTAAATTTTCACCCAAGACAAGCGTTAAATCTTTACGATCAAAGTCAATACCCTGCGTAGCGTTGCCTACACTCATAAAATTCTTTACGGTGAGCCGTTTAATTTGTATCATAGGCTCTGGTAAATTTGTAATAGTAACGCATTATCATAAAATTCTGATTCAATATTTGTAAGTTGATCTGTAACAATCTGATCAACAGATTCAAAATGCACATCTCCGGGTGCCAAGTCTGTATCGATATCATTCTTTTTAACAGGAATCAGCGCCATTTCACGCAAATTATAATCTTTGATAAAGGTTTCTTTAATAAAGTTAGCTTCTTCGTAGCTGATATCAATGTCCAGCTCAACACGAATGTGCATATTTGGTTTGAAAATATCTTTGCCGTGGTCAATAGCTTCGCTTAGTTTCATTACACGATATAAAGGCTGCCCAGGCCAAGCAAAGTATTGTTCTTCTTTGTCCCACTCGAGCACCATCATACCACGATTACTATCGCCTGCGTCGGCAAAGTTATGCGGAAAACAGTTACCAATATAGTGTATGTTCTTGCGCTGTTGGCGTAAGTGGAAATGTCCACTGAATACTTTTTCAACACCAACAAATGATTCTGCTCGCACCTCGCCATGATCTGGCATTTCAACCATGGCATTCATTTTAAAATGTGGAAGTTCAAAGTGGCCAAACATATATTTGGCCCGCATTTTTGGAATACGTTTATGATCCTCACCTACTAACCAAGGAGCAATGATACAATCGCCCTCCTCAAACCAGTCATTGACAATTTGTATGTTGGGCAAGTGCTCGGCCCATTCTACACCATGTATGTCGCGTTTATCGCGATAGTATAAATCGTGATTGCCAGGAATAAAGTAAAACTTTTCAAAAGCCGCTGAGAGTTTTTCCAGCGCTCTCAAGCTAAACTGTAAGGTTTGTAAGTTAATGCTAGCACGATGATTATGCCAATCGCCAAGGAAAAATCCAGTTTCACAACCTTCTTCTTTAGCCTTGGCAATAAACCAATCAATAAATTGCTCACAGTCCGTATTGTGGACCAAACTGTTGCTTTTAAGACCCCAATGTATGTCTGTGCATACCGCGGCCTTGCGGAATAGATTTGTCATAACGCCTAGTGTACAGGAATAAAAGTAATTTTACAACTATTCTGGCGAAGCTTCGTAATCCTCACCTGAGATGATAGTAACCTCAGTACCAAAATTAGGATCACGCTTGCCAGCATTTTGTCTGGTCCAAGAAGGATTTAGTCCAGCCGACTCTAACATATCGTCGCGAATGTTTTGATTTTTCTTTTCAAGATTCAAAATGCGAGTAAATGAGTTGGTAATAGCCGCTGTATAGTAAGCAAACGGATTCTGCGATTTGTATTCATCAAACTGTAGACCAATTTGACTTAGCTGTAGCAGAGCTTGTCCACGCATTTCTTCGTTATAGGTATAACCGCGCCAGTTACTACGTGTAGCATAACGCTCGCACAGTTTCATGTACATAGTAGCCAATGTACGAGTAACTGTGCCGTGATCTTTGCTAAACTCGCCCTTGTCTAAATCGCCCTTCCAGTGCGATTTTCCTACCAAAAATGGTTTTTTATCTTCGTCAATCCTATAGTGGAAAAACGGAGGAAAGTTCAAACGAACGTGTTTTTCGTCCAAAATAGGTTCATCTAGCAAGTCTGCAAGTGGGTCGTCTTCTAGTGTATCCAGCTCAAAAATGTCCTCTAATTTCTTCTTTTTAGCTTGTGTTTTTGGAATTTTCTTTGGTGCCATGGGTATATGATCCCAACAAACAATGCGAAAAACCAAGTCTGTATTGGCAATTTTTTTAGGATCTATGGCAGTTCCAGTCTCACGTTTGATACGATCTGCGCGATTACGACGTGCTTCTGCTATGGTACGCTGGTTAATCTTGGCCAGTGTAGGTAAAATAATGTCATATTGATGATCGTTTACTGGGTCCTTGAACGAACAATACGTGTTCTTACTCAAGTGTATCTGTTTTAGTATGTCTCTGTTATTGAGATAATTCTTAGGGACTGTGGGTCCTTTAGGGGCAAATGTAGCCAATATTAAATCTCCTAGTAATATACTTATTATAACACAGGTCAACCTGCTGTCAACCTTTATTCTTAATATGGGCCGTTTATTTTTACCATAAATAT